GGTTATTGTGTCTGTTGGTGTAGGAGTTGGTGTTATTGTGTCTGTCGGAGTAGGAGTTGGTGTTATTGTGTCTGTCGGAGTAGGAGTTGGGGTTATTGTTGAAGTTGGTGTAGGAGTTGGTGTTATTGTGTCTGTTGGTGTAGGAGTTGGGGTTGTTGTTGAAGTTGGCGTAGGAGTTGGGGTTACTGTTTTTGTTGGAGTAGGAGTTGGGGTTGTTGTTGAAGTCGGAGTAGGAGTTGGGGTTACTGTTTTTGTTGGAGTAGGAGTTGGGGTTGTTGTTGAAGTTGGAGTAGGAGTTGGGGTATATGTTGGTGTAGGTGTCGGAAATATAAAATCTTGTTTACATGTTAAATTAAATTTGATAATTCTATCTGTAATATTTTTAGTAAATATGCTCTGATTATTACTTGGAATAATTGTCGTAAAAAAAGTGATAGTATCTCCATCTAAAAAAGGATAATACCAAAATTGACCAAAATCATATTTTTTATTATAAAACTGTTCACTCGTTCCATTGTAAAGTATATTATATGAAATATCACTACTAATACCATTCGGTGGGTTGATAGTAGACGGAATATAATCATAATAATAAATAAAATTATTGGAATTTAATGATATATTATTTGATGATGTATCAGTAATAGATCTATTAAAAAAATTATAAGAAATATCAAGTACAAAGGATTCATATATTAATTGACTTGGATTATAATTAGTTGGACTACTTGGATTATTTGAACTATTTATATTTTCAAAATTCGAATATGTAAATGGTGGAATTAAAGTTGTATTAACATATAAATTATTAACCAATATTGGATTAAAATTTTCAGTGGTTAAATTAGAATTACTTGAACACCAGTTATTATATACAATATTCAAATTATTATCGAATGAAGCTTGAAATGTTGTATTTAAACTGCTATAAAAATTATTTAAATTTTTCCATATACTTATAGCTTGATAACTATTACATTGATCTTGAGAAATCGAAAACGCCATGAATTCACTAATTGTAACACCATTTAACCCAGTATTATAATTATAACTACTTGTGAAGCCATTAAATGATCTATCTAACCAAAAAGCAGGTGAATTACAATTATTTGTATTATTATTGTAATTATCGTTGGTAAGATAAGCACTCGGTAATTTATTAAATATATTATTATCTATATAATTTTTAAAACCATTTAAACCATAAGGAGTTACCATAAATATTAAATTAGATGGAGGTGTATTATTGGTGTATTCGCCTGATACTCCAAATATACAAATATTTCTTACAATACTGAGTGAAATATCATAATTTAATTCTAAATCCCATTTTATTAAATCAGGATTTAAATATTGTAAATTAGCTGAATTTAAATTAGGGATATATATATTTACATTTGATCCCATTTACATATATTATTAAAAAATATATATTAGAATATATATTTTTTATTTTATTCTTATTACTATTAGTATTATTAGATAATTAGTCAACCAGGTTTAAAATAAATTTAACAACTCTAGTTGTATTATTATTAGTAAAAAGTGTTTGTTGACTTGATGGTACTAAATTCATATAAAATACTATAGTATCACCTGACATAAAAGGATAATACCAAAAATTTCCAAAATTAAATGATCCATCAACAGTTGCTTGACCAAAATTAGCGCTAACATATTGTTGTGTTCCATTATACAATACATTTGGAAATTGTTTACTGTTTGGTAGCGTATAGCCGTTAGTAGCGTAATACAAATTATTTAAATGTTGTCCAGATAAATCAAATCTATTACTATTCATATTATTACTAATATCATTTAAAAATTGTTCGTATATTAATTTACTTGGATTATCAATATAATCTATAGGATTAGTAGAAATATCTTGATTTAATGAATACACAAACGGTGGTATTAAAATGTTATCCACATATAAATTGCTTTGGTTATTTGAATTATAATTATTAAATATAGAACTAGGATTTGCAGACGAATCAGTTGTAGTACACCAATTACCATACATAGAACTCAAATCTTGTATGAATCCATTTGTAATAGCAGTATTAGTATTTGTATAAAAATTATTCAAATTATTCCACACACTTATAGCTTCATATGTATTGAATTGATCTTGCGATATTGAAAACGCCATAAATTCACTAACAGTAACACCAGACATATCTTGAGAATAATTATAAGCACTTGTAAAACTATTGTACCCGATATTTAACCAAAATGCTGGTGGATTACAATTATTTAAACTAGGATCATAATTACTACTAGTTAAATAAGTACTCGATAATGTATTTGAAAAAGTTGCTGTTATGCTATTTTTTAACTGTGTTAATCCGTCTGGTGTAACAATAAAAATTAAATCATCTGTTAAAACTGACGTAGCATTAATAATAGGATTATTGTTACTAGCATCTATTTCACCTGATATACCAAAAATGAATGTATTTTTAATTAAATTAACTGATATATCGTATCCAATTGTTATATCCCATTTAGTTGTATCAACTACTGGTTCTATGTAAGGAAGTAATGTTATACCTGATAAATCAACAGTAAAATCAAGCGAAGGTAAATATACATTAATTGCTGACATGATTAATATTTATTATAATTATATTATATAATTATAATAAATATTAATAAAATATTTTTATTAAAATATTTATAAAAAATCGATTTAATAAAAAAATTGATTTCAAAATAAATAAAATAACTAAATAGAAAAACAATTCATTTGATACTCCTAAATATAATACTATTTTGTTACATATTAATAAATTTACTAGATATTAAAATGGTCAAACAAATTAAAACATCTGTTGCATCAAAATCAAAGTTGTTATCAAAAACTTCGGATAAATCCAAAAACAGAAAACTTGATGAATCCAGTGATGAAGACTCTGATATTGAATTAGGTTCTGATTCTGAATGGTCTACTGATGATGATGATGATTATGATGATGAAGAAGAATACGATCCAGAAGAAGATGAAGAAGAATCACTCGATTCGCACGAATATAGATGTTTTTTGAAAAAAATGTTTCCATCAAAACATTTGGACAAAACCGTTAAATTAGGTGATAAAATAAAAAAAAATGCAAAAAAAAGTAGAAAAGATGAATCTTCTGACAGCGAATCTTCTGATGATGACGAAGAGGAGGAAGTAAAACACAAAAAAGCTAAATCAAAAGCTCCAACTAAATCCAAACGCGAATCAAAATCTTCAAAATCCAAAAATCGCAAGAGTAAATATGAAAGTGAAGAAGATGATGAAGACGATGATGACGAAGAAGATGATAAATCAAACAACGTAAATATTATATTAACTATTGGTGGAGATGATAATTACGAATATGAAGAAGATGATCTAGATGAGCAATACGAAGATGAATTTTATGAAACTGAAGATGAAGATGTAGATGAAGATGTTTCAGAATGCAGTGAAAGTGAAACAGAATCTGATGCTGATGAAGAATTATTGAAGAAAAAACGTGGTAAATCCAAGGATAAAACCAAAGATAAATCCAAGGATAAAACCAAAGATAAATCAAAAGACAAAACCAAAGAAGAAAAAACTAAATCTGTACCAAAAGAAAAACCAGATAAAAAAGCAATAGCGGAAAAAACTCTCGAGATTTTAAGCAACAAAGAAAACAAAGATAAAAGCGACGAAGAACTATTAAAACAATTGCAAGAAATTTGCAAAACTTCCAATTCAGAAATTGCAAAAACATGTTTAAAAGCATGCGAAAAACGATTGAAATACGAGAAAAAAATGGAAGAGAAACGCAAAACACGTCAATCTGAAAAAAACTCGCGCATTTTCAATCATATAATTCGCAATAAAAACACGATGAATGATAAAGAAATATTCGATAAAATGCCTATTCCTGAACAGAAAAGTTTAATCAAAGAATTACGTCAAATCAATAAAATAACCAGAATCGAAAAACCATATCGCATTTCTATATTAGAATCCGATATTCCAATTCAATTCAAGGCAATTGCAATGAAAAAGGTAAATGCTCTTCGTTATGCTGAACCTGGAAGCGGTGAATATTCAAAATTAAAGAGTTGGATCGATACTTTTATGTCCATTCCTTTCGGTAATTACAGAACACTTCCAGTCAATATAACAGACGGTGTAGAAAAATGTCATGAATTTATGGAACAAGCACAAAAAACACTCAATGACGCCGTTTATGGTTTAAATGATGCTAAAATGCAAATTATGCAAATGTTGGGTCAGCTTATTACCAATCCAAATGCTATCGGAACAGCTATTGCAATCAAGGGTCCTATGGGTACTGGAAAAACATCCATTGTCAAAGAAGGTATCAGTAAGATTTTGAACCGACCTTTCGCATTTATCGCACTAGGTGGTGCAACAGACAGTTCTTTCCTAGAAGGCCACTCTTATACTTATGAAGGCAGTGTTTGGGGTAAAATCGTCCAGATCATTATTGACAGTAAATGCATGAATCCAGTAATATATTTTGATGAGTTGGATAAAATTAGTGATACTCCAAAAGGTGAAGAAATTGCAGGAATATTAACACATTTAACAGATACTTCTCAAAATAGTCAATTTCATGATAAATATTTCGCGGATATTGATTTCGATTTAAGCAAATGTTTATTTATATTCAGTTACAATGACGAATCCAAAGTAAATCCTATTTTACGCGATCGTATGTATTCAATACAAACCAAGGGTTATGACAAAAAGCAAAAGACTGTTATCTCTTATCAGTATTTGTTACCAAAAATTCAAGAGCAAGTCAAATTCAACAATGATGAAATTATATTACCAGAAGAATCGATTCATTATATTATTGAAAATCATTGCAACAAAGAAGATGGTGTTCGATCATTAAAAAGATGTTTGGAAATTATTCACACCAAATTGAATCTTTACAGATTGATGAAACCAGGGTCCAATTTATTCGAAGAAGATATGTCCATGAAAGTAGAATTTCCATTTACAATAACAAAAGATGTGGTAGATAAAATGATTAAAAAGGAACGGGATGATAATATGGCAATTAAGGGAATGTATGTTTAATTTGTGTAAGGATTGAGAGTAATTTGTAATTATGTAATTTATAACTAAAACAACTTTTTTTATGCATCCACAATATACAACAAAAAAACTAAATAAATATACCGACTATATATTATGAGCCGTAAATAATGAATGATAATATAATACCAATTGTAGAAGAAATAGTAGAAGAAATTATTACAAATATTGAAACGTGTAATAAGAATAAAACCGTTTCGTTTAGTCATTTGCACGACATTTTTATTATTGAATCCATAGATGATAACGAATATTATTATGATAAACCTAATTTATGGTGGTCAAAAATGGACTATTTTTATTTTCGCATATTAGCAAAACATGAAATTTTGAATTTTATTCGTAATTATAAAAAAAATTCAAATATTGAATTATCTGTTAAAGATGCTATGACAATGTTATATCAACAATTGACTAATATATCATAAAGTTAACTTAATATTCAGAATAAGGAACATTGTTTCCGCCTCGAGTTACAACATAATTATATTGATCGGTTGTCATACATGCGCAACCACTAGAATTAGAATAAAAATTTGGACAACATTCTGGTTTAAATGGTGTTGTTGCAAATATATCTAATTCACCCTCTCTTAATGGAATTGGTTGCTTTGGACGGCCTAAAATATCGGCTACACCTTTACCATAACTACCGTCACATTTAACTACTAAATCTGGTTGATTCCAACTGTTTGTGTCTAGTGCAACAGTTCCACTTTTACTACCTAAAAGATATGGAGCGGATTGACCGTAGTTTGTGTTTGCTCCTACAAAACCTTCCTTTGATTGGACTACTTTCTTAACTGCTTTCTTAACTGCATTTACTTTTAATTGTTGTTTTGGGTCCAAATTTGGTCCCATTGCTGGTCCATTTGATCCCATTGCTGGTCCATTTGGTCCCATTCCTGTTATTTTCTCAACAACTTTACTAGCACTCACTCTTGAGCATGAACATACTACATGCCCAGTTAATATTATAATTAAAATAACAATTAATAATATTGTATTTATTCTTTTACTTAAAAAATCGCCTAATCTAAAGCTTTTCAAATTAAATTTCATAATTTTATATATTACATCTAGAAAAAAGATATATAGTAATTATCAATTTATACTATCATTTTTTATCTTTTTCTATCACGCATGTTTGGTGCTCTTAATTTAGGTGGTGGTGGTGCTACTTCAGCTGTAATTTTTAACCCTACCATCACAGCATGTGCAATTACTCCATAAATAACTGCAATTACTACATATGTTACTAAAAATATTGAGGCGGCTGCCATGGCAGTAGTAGTAGCCACTAATGGAGCCAAAAATTCACCTACAATTGGAACTGCATCCGTTACAATAAAATTAATAATAAATACAACAGTAAATAATGTTGTGATAAAAATCCCTAAAATTGTCAATGTTGTTATTACCCACGTTAAAAACCTTTTTGCCAGTATTCTCATACAATAAATAAGTGTATCACCTGCATAAATTACTATCAAAGGTATAGTTATTGTTTTAATAAATGCACTTGATAAATAAATTAATATATAATTAATAGATGCAAATAAATTTCCTAATAAATTAAAAAACATTGTAAAAACTCCACTCAATGCATTTCGAATATCGCTAAATATAACTCGCAAAAAATTCAACGACCCAAAATTCATTGATTGAATATTTACTGTAAGTTGTGAAATGTATTCAAGTGGAAGCAAAATTTCACCTAGCATATCTTTCAATACTAGTTTCATACAATACATAATATTTGATCTGTTATACTGACTATTTGTCATTCCTGGGTGTGGATAAATATATCCTGCAAACGGCATTACACTAGGATGACATCTATATTCAGATGGATCAGATTGATATTTATGAATATTGTTCTTGATATTGTAATATGAAAAAAATAGAAAGAAAAAAAATGTTATCAAAATAAATAAAAAAATGGAAGTGCCATAACTTTTAAAATAGGTAGTTTTTTTGTATATACCTTTCAAATTTTTAACACTTTCTCCTATATTAATAAAATCGTCTTTATTCATATATATAGTATATAATGGTATTACTATATATAATAAATAATATTTTACAGTAAATATTATTTATTTTTACTTGTATCGTTCACTTCTGTAGACCTTTTATATTTTACACCTTTTAAAATTATTTTGGTTGACTTTTTATAGCTGTTATATTTGAACTAATAGAATTTCGACTGGATGTAGCTATAGAATCCGCTTTACCAACTCCAGATGATGTATAACCAGATATTGTCTTTGAGTTAGCACTAGCATTTGTAAATACATTGCCTAAATTTTGTGTAATGCTATTTGTTGAATTTCTAACATTGGTTGAATTTTGACGTGCTGTATTAAGTGAATTACTTGTATTTGATGCATTTGATGCTGCAAGTTGACTGTTATATTCAAGCGGTTGTAAGAAGTCGCCCATTGAGTCGGACATCATATTTTGTGTGCAATACTGAAAATTTTGTTGTGTGTATTGTGATTGGGTAGTTCCAGGAGGTAAAGTAGATTGCATTATTAAACCAGCAAAAGGCATTAAAATTGCATCACATCGATATTGAGACCAATTATTCGTGATATTACTTATGTATAACAGCGTATAAACAGAAGATATCAATATAACAAATGCTAAATTAATATATAAAAATATTAACCAATTTTTACCTGACGGCATATTTATATATATTATTATTTTTTGTATGTGTTTCTTCTTTTATGTTTTCTAGATTTTCGGGATTTTCGGGATTTTCTAGATTTTCGGGATTTTCGGGATTTTCGGGATTTTCGGCGTCTACCACCTCCTGAGGTATTCGGAGTACTAAACAATCCAGGAGTATTCCATCCAGTACCAGGTGGACTATTTGCTGGGGGATCACCACTAGCTTGAGTACTAGCAGTAGTAGCAGTCATAGCGTTATTATTAGCAGTAGCCTGAGGAGTTGCATTTGGTCCCGATACACTAGTATATGTTGTTTGTAATGTTGGAAAAGTGTATGCACCACCATATTGTTTTCTTTTTCCTCCTTTATGTGTATTTGTTGCATTTCTTACACCGGTTTGATCAACTGGTGTGGTTGGTTGCGACATTTTTGTTGGTAGTGGAAAAGCTTGCGCATTATTATTTTTTATCATTTCAATTATTAAACTATCTATATATTACATCTAAAAAATAAAATTTAAAGAAATAAATATATTACTATTAATATTACTAAACCAACAAAAATGGATGATAATGCTAGATTACAACTTCAAAAAATGATCAAAGCAAACAATGTAGAAGATCAAACAGAATTAATACGCAAATTAAAACACAGTGAAATTTTACGTAAAGAGATACAAAAAGTCATTGAAATCAAAAATAAATATCCTGGTGACATGGAATCCGCACATTTAGAGTGTATTGTTGAGTGTAATTTTTTATGCACATATTATACCGACATATACAACAAAGTACGTAAAGATGAAATCGATCTTGATATTCTTAATCGATTTTTAGGAGTATTAGAACAAATTGAAGGAGGCGAATTAGATCAACATGAAGGATCTTTTGCAGTTGGTACATTGCTAAAAGAATTATATATCGATAGCGCGTTAAAGAAAGCTGAAAAACTAGATAAAGAAACCGAAACTATGAAACCTGTTATTAAACAAGCAGTTACAACCATGTCATGGAAAGAATTCAAGAATGCAAAGACCACGTCATAATCCACGTCATAACACAATATAAACTAGATAAAAATATAACATAAAGATAATATAATCATAATATATACACTGCAAAAGATGCTAATAACAAAACTACTAAAATTCGTATTAACAACTTCACTAAAATACAGCATCGATGAATCGCATGGTTTAACACATAGTATGAATGTTCTTAATTTCGCACATAACATATACAAAAATGAATTGTATAAATATCCGCCTATCCAAGAATATGAACGCATTATTTACACATCAGCAATTGTTCATGACATGTGCGATAAAAAATATATGAATCAAGATGAAGGCATAAAAGAAATTGAAAATTTCCTACAAGATAAACTTACATTTGAAGAATTGGGCGTCACTAAAGAAATCATATCTACCATGTCCTATTCTACTGTAAAAAAGTACGGATTTCCTGATCTGGGTAAATATCAATTTGCGTATCACATTGTCCGAGAAGCTGATTTATTAAGCGCATATGATTTTGATCGTAGTATGATATTCGAACTAAATCGGCATAATTTTGATTTTTATGATGCGTTTGATGATGCCAAAAATTTATTTGAAAATCGAGTTTTTAAGCACAACGAACACGGACTTTTTATAACCGATTATGCAAAATTCGAATCACAAATATTGCATGCAATGGCAAAAAAACGAATCGATGATTGGGAAAATATTATCATAAAAATGTGAGAAACCGTAAAAACACGTGAAATGTTATAAAACAATAAAAAATTGAAACCAAATTTGTTTATGTTTTCGTTATTATATAAAACAAACAATATTGAAACAAACTGAATCAAACCAAAAAATGACAACATCAACATCAACATCAGTCCAAAAACAATTGTTATTGAATGCAATTGGTAACCAAAAAAACGTCGCAAACGAATTAATCGATATTATAAAAAGTTATGCTTTTTATGATATAAAAACGTATAATACTATTCAGGGTGTAAAAGAATGCCAGAGAGAGGTGAATTATATCATGGAAAAGGTATTCTTATTTTATCGATTCAATTATACAGGGACAAATAATTTACATTGTCATTGGGGAGTCGTATTTCATACGTTAGATGACGAATTACCAAAGATACATATAATTAGTGATACATGCAACAGTTGCGGAGATTATATTAATGAATATACTTCAAGTACAAATATAGTAAAACAAAGAAGAATCATCTGCAAATGTCATGCATTCTGAATACACCTAAACAAAAAAAATAAAAAAATTGATTTATATTGTTATTGTTTTTTTTCATCAAACTAAAAACCAAGACAAACAGAAAACAACATACAAAACTAATATAAAATGCAACCACAAAGTCAACAAATAAACAACAGGAGGATTTATCATATCAGTCCAAACCCAAATATAAACGTTTTATTACACGACATATTCAATGTTAGTATTCTCTCTATTATTTCTATATTAAACGCAATTTATTTGTTGCTTGTTATTAGTGATGTATACGACTACCTAACAATTCCATTGTTTCCCATAATATTATATTCATTTATGGGATATATTGTTCTCGATACTATAATAATATATTATTTTCCAGACTGTGTAGTTAGTAAACCACGCGATCTATTAATACATCACGGTATCACATTTATAATATGTTTGTCCCCTATTATAGAAAAAGAATTCGAATGGCATGCAGGACTTGCCCTCACGGTAGAAATTCAAACAGTGGTTTTAACATTAAACCGACTGGCTATTGATAAAACAAATTCAATTAATAAAATTATTAGCATCATGTTCTACATATTGTTTGTTGCGTTCAGAGTCATTATATTTCCAATGCTAACTGTATATTATTATATAACACATCAAAAATATTCTATAAAATGCAAGAGTCAATTTAACATTGCAATTTCCGCGGTCATTGGATTTTCCATAATAACGTTGATGGGATTCATGTGGATTTACAAATTCATTGCAAAAAAACAAATTTGCAAAAAAATTAAAAATCACATTCCATTTTGTTGAATTAACACATCAAAAAATACAAAAATAATTGAAATATCATTTACAACATGATAATATGCAGTCATGCAAAAAATATAATTATATGTCCATTTTTCAGTCACATCAAAAAAAATAAGAAAAAAATCATAATAAGATATTATAAGATTAAAAAACTTAAAAATAAATATTATAGCATATTATAATATGCCAAAAGAGTTGATCGATTACTCTAATACTATTATATATAAAATATACTGTAAGAATATAAATGTGACTGATGTTTATGTAGGTCATACAACTAATTTTACCAAAAGAAAATATCAACACAAAATATCTAGTAACAATATAAAAAATGAGGAAAAAATTTATAAAGTAATACGTGATAATGGAGGATGGGATAATTGGGATATGATAGAAATTGCAAAATACAATTGTAAAGATGCAACAGAAGCAAGAATAAAAGAACACGAGCATTATAAATTATTAAACACATCATTAAATAGTAACCCTCCATATGTTGATAAAACAGAAAAATTTTGTTCTACATGTAATGTACAATGTTGCACAAGACAACAATTTGAAAATCATATGAAGAGTAATAAACACAACAAAAATATATCTGACGAACAAACAAATTATAAATTTAATTGCGAAAAATGTAACTTTGCATGTAATATTAAAAGCGATATGACTAGACATTTGTTAAGAAAAAAACATTTACATAACATATATGAATATAATCAAAAACAAAACATAAACAATATATATACATGTGATTGCGGTAAGAAATATAAAGCGTCATCAGGTTTGTGGAAACACCAACAGAAGTGCGCCAAGAATGAAACAAATAAACCTGATATAGATAAAAATATTATTATAAATGATGAAGAATCATTATCAAATATTGAATTAACATATATGGTTTTGGATATTTTAAAAAAAAATAATGAATTGCAAAAACAAAATATAGATTTGCATAAACAAATGATTGAAGTTTTACAACATATACATCACACCATATAAAACATTGAGAGGCCTAATTTTTATAAATTATATAGTAATACAACAATCAAATTAGTGTGGATGCAATGGGTGGTGGCGTATAAAGAGAAATAAAACAAAGAAAATTTTCACAAAAGTTTTTTGGAAAATGAAAAAATGGACAAAAATAAATGTCCATTTTCTGTTTTCTAAAAAACTTTTTGCGAAAAACTATTTTTGTGACCATAATTGAAAATTAAGCAGTGGTTACCAAAATTTTAATTTTGTATTTGTTACCATATTTTTTTTGAAAACAATGCGTTTGAAATTCACTCGTTTTTTCTGTTCTCTATTTAGGAACAAATGGAAACCGTTTTACGAGTAAAAAACGAGAAATTGTTTGAATGTAAAAAATGCAAGTTTATATGCTCTTATATTTGTGATTGGAATAGACATATTTTAACTGATAAACATAAACGGAAGCTTTTGGAAACTAATTATCATGACAAAAACGACGAAAACGAGAACAAATCACACGAGTGTTTATGTGGTAAAAAATATAAAGCGAAATCAGGTTTATGGAAGCACCAACAAAAATGTACGAATGAATTAGACAAACCTGATAACTTGATTATAAACAAAGAGGATATAGTACTGCTTTTGATGAAAGAGAACAGTGAATTCAAAAATTTATTGGTAGAACAAAATAAAATGATGATGGATATGATGAAAAATAGTGTCGTTAGTAATACAAATATTAATACCATTAACCAACACAACATCAATCAAACTAACAGCAACAACAAAACATTCAATTTGCAGTTTTTTCTCAACGAAACATGCAAAGATGCAATGAATATCTCCGAGTTTATTGAGAATATTTCTCTCCAGTTGGGTGATTTAGAAACCCTAGGACACCTGGGATATGTAGAAGGTATATCAAAAATAATCATAAAAAATTTGAGAGCATTAGATGTCGAGAAACGACCGGTCCATTGCAGTGATATAAAGAGAGAAATCATATACGTAAAAGATAAAGATAAATGGGAGAAAGAAAATGACGAAAAGCAGAAGATAAAACAGGTGATTAGTAGTGTTGTCAGTAAAAACCTGGGATTATTA